ATCGCCGTTCCAGTGTAACCAGAGAAGTGTCCTCGGTTATCTGAGACAGCCAGTAGGTGATACCGGCAGGGTCTGCGACACGTCCGGTATACGTGACATATAGATTGCGGATATATGCGATGCGTTGTTGTTCTGTCATAGAATGAAAATCTCCTTTCTTTTCCGGTTCGTCCGGCTTGCTCATATCTGCTATGTTCTGTTCCACCATCGCAAGGAATCTGTCCCAGCCAAGCTCTAATGTCTTGTGCGGGCAATTCTTGCCTGACCAGTGCTTATGCGTGTAAATATCCTTCGTCGTCCATCCATACTGCTGGCAGAGATACGCACAGAGCCATGCTGCGTTTTTCTCCGCTTGCAGGAACAGGCTGAGATCTTCAGAAGTGCTTCTGCAGATCTCAATAGCAATCGTCCGTCTGTTTCCGGATCCGGTCGCTCCGTCTCCGGCATGCCAGCCGTTTCGGTCCAGTTGTAATGCCTGAATGATTTCTTTCTCGTCCACAGCGAAGTGGTACGATATCTCCTTATCGTTCCCTGCCATGTATGCAATCTCATTCGCTGCGCTGGCCGAATTGGCTGTATTATGCACCGTAATTCCAATCGGGCTCAATGTGTACGGACATTTAATCGAATATTTTTCTTTTGAAACAAATCTTTTAATGATATCCATACCTGTCACCTCATTCCTTATTCATTTTTCCCTAACTGTTTAATCATCTGATTGACATACGTGCTTAAGCCGGCGCACAGAATCCCCTGGATGATCGATGTGAATACCGCCATCAGGATATCGGATGCTCCGCCAAAGCGTGACGTGGCGAGTACGTACAGTGCAGCAAGTGCTACACCGATCAGCCCAAGTGCTGCCGGGATAAATTTATCTTTAATCAGCTCCGTCTTCTTCAGTCCCAAGCCAATCAGATATAATGCTACTGCTAAGATTACCAGCTCCGGTTTTACATAATTCATTAATACTTCCATATCGATCACTTTTCCTTTCGTTCATGCTCTTCGTGTTCCAAGTCATCAATGCGATGATTTGCAACTTTCATTTGTTCCTCTAATATAGGTACGCGCTGCGCAAAGTTATTGTGCTTATCCACCTTCTTTTCGAGCTGCTCAATTCGGTACGCCGTCAACTTACTTGATGCTACAATTCCGCCAAGAGAGCCGACCGTCGTTCCAATCAGCGATAAGCCTGCAACAATAATTGTATCACTCATCATTCTGCTACCTCCCTCCTACTTAATACGAATATATCGGAGATAGCTTCGGGCGGAATCAGCATTGCACGTAAAGTCCGTTCCTGTTCCATTGCTGACATATAGCGAAATATTTGTAGTCGCAGGCAATGTGACAGTTGTAAATACGGATACATCGCCCCTGACTGAATTTCCGCCCGACCATACGCGTCCGGTATTGACCTTACTTGTTCCAGAGTAGATGTGTAAGTCCACATAGCCACTCGCCGTCGACGGAGCATTCACGTACATCTGTCCATATATAATATATGTTCCCGCCGGAAGGCTTTGCGTAAGAACCTTTGTCGTATCAGACGTAGGGCACGCTGTCGCAGTGATTCCCTTTCCGCCATGCGATACATTCGCGGCGGGAAGTGCGGCCTTGGCAATGTCATAGGCAATTTTAACGGCTTTCGGAGTAGCCGCAAGTGTCTCAGATGTTGAGATTGTGCTTGTCAGCTTAGCATGTCCATAGAGCTCCGTCGTTGCCGCACCGTAGGTAGTGCCACTCGATGCATGAGCAAGCGGTGTCCGCTTATCCGATAAACGACTGTCGTTACCCATGCAAGCTGTTCCGGCGGTCGTGCCATATTTGACGTGTCCATAGAGCTCCGTCGTTGCCGCACCGTAGGTAGTGCCACTCGATGCATGCTTGATTGGAGCCTTGCTTGCTACTCCGGTTCTGAGTGCATCCAGCTCGGACGCAGTCATCGGCAGCTCCGGAGCTGTCTGCTTAATATTGCTAACTGCTCCGGTGCCGACGCTAAATGTCGCTAGCTCCATGTCAGTCGCACCTGTATTGACATTGACAAGCGGATCGTCTCTCAGCGTACTCAGCGCGGATGCTGTCTCGACAATGAGCTTGATCGGCGAATCTTCGTTGCTGAGATCCATGTGGATGTACAGCCTGCCTTTAAGCGTTCCGGAGCTGGAGAGAGTGACAGACACGTCACAGTCGATGATTTCAAACTCTCTACCATAGATTACGCCCATTCCGGCATTCACGTGCAGTGTGTTCGCGTTCTTAACTGTGACCTCACAGCCGTACAGTGTTCCACATGGCTGCGGAGTCATAGTCTGCCGGAGCACTGCATCGTGCTTTGGCGTGACTACTGATGCATTATAAGTTACTAATTCAATTCCCATTACTTATAGCCTCCTTTGATTATCTTTGTAAGATCCAAGCGAATGGATCCGAAGATCAGCTTGGTTGTTGTTCCGATTTCAATACCGGAGTAAATGCTCGCATAAGATACTCCGTCGTGGATCACATTGACCGTCTGTCCGATCTCCAGCCCTGCCGGATCTATCAGTTCATCATCATTGCAGATATACAGTTCTATCAAATTTGAATAGCTGATCTGGCCGAAGCTCTCCGCAGCCACTGAAGCTGCCTCCTTGTCAAAAGACGAACCCTCCTCCACGTCTGCTCCTTTAACCTCCATCACGACCGGAGTGATCCGGTTGGTATTCGTCTGATCATAGGTACCGTCAGGATGTAGGAAGTACGTTCGCATCTGTGAATAATTCGAAGTATTGTACACTCTGAGCTTATTCACGTCATTGGATGTCTGCCTGATTGCCACATTCTTGCTGATGATATTCGACAAGTCACTTTCCAGCGTCATGACCGACCTTGCTACTTTGCCGATCAGGATATTAATCTTCCTGGTCTGATAATCCGGAACGGCCCTCACTGCCACCTTGTACTTGTTAAAAGCGGGAATCAGAATTGAATCATACAGATTAACGATACACATATGCATGCCTACCTTATCCGACTTTAGGTTGAAGCCCCACGACGTTGTGGTAGATGTCAGCTTAATATCTCCGATTGCCTTGATGTTCTGTTCCGGGTCCGTGTTGTTCACATAATATGCCTTGATATAATCAGCAATGACCTGTTCTAGCGACTCACTGCCACCCTGCAGGTCGGTATCAAACAATACCCCGACATTAAGTATTGACGTGAATGGCTTATACTTGATATCCAGCCGGTCATTGTTCTTGTATGCCGTCTCTGTGATGATACCGAGATAATCCACGTTGCCATTGCTGATCCGGATCAAATCTCCCCTGGCCGCTTTGATCATGCTCACTTCAACGGAGCTGTCAGCCGGTGACAGATAATCAAAGCTGTACGCAACCTCATCGACGTTGTCATGATCTTTGTAAGCAAAGTTCCGATCAAATATCTCTACGCTATACGCTCGCATATTCTAACATCGCCTCCATCTTGATATTCACTACATTGGATCCGTCGTCACCGACTACGACTTTGTTCTCCCCAAACTCCAGCGCAATAAAACGCTCTGTCGAAAAGTCCGAACCCTGATACATATCTGCCACCAGCTGGTCGTTCGAATCATACATCTCGATTGTATATGGTATTACTTCCGTACTAATCACAAGTCTTGATCCTTCCGGAATCGTTCCGTATACCTTGCCACGGCCAACCTCAATATTATTGACGTAATGCGTCCATGATGGATTTGTCATCGGTCCATAGATGGTCAGCTTGGCCGGAGATCTGATGTATGTATCAGAATTGATGATCACACTATTATTCGGTGTTGACTTATAAGTGTAATCATATTTGTAATTGTAGCTCTTTCCCCCGGCTTCGCCCCCGGCTACCGTCATGACATCAATAGTCCGATGCCACGGCGTGATACAGGTTAGCTTAACATTACACTGCAGCGTATCCGATTCCGATCGTTCTACGCTTGTGACATAGCAGTTGCGCCGATACTCCACGCTCTGATCGAGATATACGAGCGTGAGTGGCATGCACTGCACAAATCGAACGAAACGGCGATATTCCGACAGAGCATTCCGCCCCCAGAACTTCACGGTCCCATCAATCTCGCCTTGCTTCTTCTTATTTTTTAAAAGTTTATGCCGGTTGTCGAACGACTGGAACTCCATGTCCTCCGAGTAGCCAAGCCCACTGACAGAGTGCAAGAAGGCTTTCTTCTTCTCTGTCAGCTTATAATCCTCACCGATTCCATTGATAAGCGTGTATTCTCGCATTACATCACCGCCATTCCTAATCTTCGATTGATGCCGTTCGTCAAGCTCCGTTCATCGATTGTGACTGGTTCAGCGCAATCCGGCAGATATCGATTCAGGAGTTCGATGATCACACCGAGTCCATCTTCTAACGTCACCGGCGATGCATCTACCGTAAGCGATCCGGTTGCCCTTGTGCTCACCGCGATATCCGATTCGATTCCGGCCATCGTGCTATCGTTCAGCGTTGCGACCGCTTTGTTTACCTCATCAATATTGCCGGTGATACCTTCGGCCAATCCGAGATCTAGCATCTTGCCGACCTCGTCTCGGAATACTCTGGATGGTGAATGTATACCAAGTGTCTCCTTTATTCCTGACAGCAATTCTCCTGCCAACTCTTTCACTGCCTCTACGAGTCCATTCCAGCCATTTTTGATACCCTGCCAGATTCCGTCCAGCATATTTTTGCCGATTTCGAATAATTTAGGATAGCACTCTGTAAATACGCTGATCAGCCCGTCTACGATTTCGTATCCGGACTCGAAGACTGACAGCAAGACCTGAGGCAGCATTTTCAGGAGCGAATTGAACAGATCCCAACCAACCTGTACGAGTACGGGCATCAGATCGCCAAATGCCTGATTCAGCGAATTAATGATAAGTGGAACCGCTGAAACGATAGATTTAATGATAAGTGGCAGGTTGGAAACCAGTGAACTCAGCAATTTCACACCGGTTTCTACAATCAGTGGCAGTAACTGAATTATAGTGCTAATGATAGAATCGATCAGCCGGGGGATGATTGATGTCAGATTTGAAATGATACCGGGCAGATTTTCGGCCAGAGACGAAAATACGAGCAATCCAGCCTCTATCACCTGGGGGATCAGGCTAAGCAGCGTCGTCAGCACAGACTCTATAATTACCGGCACCTGCGAAATCAGCTGGGGAATAGCCTGTAGGAGGCCAGTTGCCAGCCCTAAAACCAGCTGTAATCCGGCCGAAATGATAACCCCAATATTTGCGATCAGTGCGTCTACAATTGAAAAAAGTGCACTCAATCCGGCATCTATCAGAGTTGGAAGCGACTGTGCCAGCGTGTTTGCCAGAGATGCGATTGTCTCGAGAGTAGCCTGTATCAATGGCGGAGCTATCTCCTGTATTAGCTGAATCAACACCGGGGGGATTGCACTCAGCAAATTCGATATAGCCGGCAGTAAATTATTGGCAGCCGTCAAGACCGATTCACTTAATGCCGATATGTCATCTTGCAGATCGTTCCCCATGGTCATGTCTGCTTGAAGATTCTCCCACGCTGCCTTTATCGCATTCATTGATCCGGAAATTGTCGAAGCTGCCTCCTTCTCTGTCGTGCCCGCGATGTCGAGACTTGATTGCATGACAGATATTGCATTGATGATATTATCAAACGACATGCTGCTTGCATCGACTGTGACACCAAGCTTCTCCTGGATGTCCGTCATCTTAGATGCATCCTCGATCAGACGTGCCATCTCTTCTTTTGTGCCACCATATCCAAGCTTCAGGTTATCCAACATCGTGTAGTTCTGTTTTGCAAAGCCTTGATAGGCGTTCGTGATAGACTCCATTGAGGTTCCCATCTTGTTCGCATTATCAGACATATCTACCATAGCTCTGTCTGCGTACTCTGCCGCCTTTGCCGTATCGCCACCAAGTCCTTGCAATAGTGATGCACTGAATCCGGTGACATTCTGCATATAGTCATTTGCAGACATTCCGGTCGTCTTCCATGCCTGCTGAGCATTCGCAAGCATCGTCTGCTCACTTTGCTCTAGCGCTGCATACTTGTCTTTAACATCTTCCACACTCTGTCCGACTGACTTTGCATATTCCTCAAGCGATCTTCCGCCGGTACCGAATAATGTCTCGATACCTCCAATAGACTGTTCCAGATCTGCGCCTTTCATTATCGTATCTTTAATAAACTCGCCTACGCCAAGCGCGACAAATGCCGTTTTTATGAAAGACCCAATGGAGTTTCCAAGTGATTTACCCGTCTTTTCACCGGCGCTATCCGCCTCCGGCTCAAGCACTTTTGACAGACTGCCCTTGATTCCTTCCGCTGACGGGAGCACCTGCACATATGCGGTTGCTAATTCAATTCCACTACCCATCTCCTCACTCCTTTCCGATTATTTTATTCCTTGCTTTTTCAAACTCCTCGCCCGATGAATATACCTCGAAGTTTCTGCTCGTATCTTCTGTCTGTCCTAACATCTTAGGTGCAATCATAACTGGACGATTCCGGTTGTTACGTCCATCCTCTGTCTGCGCCCACACTAGCCATGATAACTTGTCATAGATGCCTGCAAGCAGGATCGTCTCAGTCTTAGCATGTACGCCGGCAATCTTCATTTTAATTCTTGACGATTCCGGTAGCCCTACAGCAAAAATCGCCACCCGGCTAACGGGTAGCGATTCATAGTCATATATTCCGTATGTCTCTGCTAGATCACAGATCAGAGCATTCTCGTCGATGCATATCATATGTGCGAGGATTAGGAGTTTTTTGTTTCCGGTTCTTCGCGGAGCTTGGCAAGAATCTCCTTGGTCTCATCGTACATAGCCTCTGTATCGATGATACCGTCCTTTTGTACGTGTTCCATTAGGCGAGCCTCGCCCTCTTCTCCGATAATCAGCGGGATAAACTCCATTGTCTTAACAAGCTTCTCAGCTGCATCAACCTTTTGATTCTCCATCGCTGCGATTGTCTTAAGAGTGCGATAGTCCCTTGCGATTGCCGGATTCACATCGCACTCAAATCCTGACTCTGTAATGATATGCTTCATGGATTACTCTCCTCCTGTAGTCTTGTTCTGGATATACTCATAATGTGTATTGCCCGATGCATCTGGTTCTGCACTAATCGTAGTATCATAACCTACAAGCGAGCCGTCTGCATAAGTGATATCACCGACCGAAGTTACAGGAGCTGACGGAACAACAATTCTCTTAAGCACTCCGCCTCTGAGAACCATATCCACTACCCATGAGCAAGATGCCTGTTCGTCTGAATTTGCTTTCACAACAATTCCAGTATCTAAGTCACCGCTTACATTCGCATCGCCATATATCAGCTTCAATACATCAACATTCAAGGCTTCGATCAGCTGGAACTTAAAAGTATCTGGCTTATCGGTCTGTGTTGTCAAAACGGTATCACCGCCCCATGCCTTAATCGATGTGGATTCTGGACTATTACTGTTGACAAGTCCAGAATCACTGATATATCCAATCGCAACGAAAGTATCATCTAATGCTGCAGTTGCCGATGTCGGCAAAGCCGTTCCGAGTGGTGCACGATGAATCGCACCGCCAACCGCTGGCTTGCCTGCTGTTACATTTTGTGTTTTTGTCATTTCAATACCTCCTAATAATAAGTAATCGTATAGACTGCTTGATACCGATACACCTTATTGACTGCATCTGTATAATTGTAGTCTGAGTTGCATTCACTCCTACACACCTCGTCGATGAGTGGGAGCTCATCCAGTGCCGCTTTTACTTGTTCGTTCAGCTTTGCAGCTTCTGTCAGTCTTTCTGCATACGATTGGATGATCATATTTGCAGTCCGGATGTGCTTATCACCTCCGGATCCTGCCTTTTCCACCAGAACGTACCTCTTCGGCGGTCGCTCCGGTCTTTCCATATATGCCGGTACATCCAGCACGTTGTTTAGATAATTGGTTACAACCGATTCAATCATCTCGAAGACATCACCGCTTTCAGAATAGAATTCGTGTCGGCATTCTCCTGCTGTGCTTTTCGAGAAACGGCAAAAACAGAAGCTCCGTTACGTTCTGGGTAACGTCTGACCTCTGCTTCATATCCATCCCCAAGTTGCGCCTGTGCAGATTGTGCAATCCTCATACAAGCTTCGGTCATTTCCTCAGATCGAAGTAAATGCCGGACGCCTGCTCGATTAAGCGTCAGCTCCATTTTACTCATATCGCTCTACCTTCACCTTTCTATTCCATGGTCCCGGAATCAGATCCGGAATGCCTTCTGTCGGAATTCCTACACATCGCCATGTCTTACCGAAAAACTTCACAAGCTGGTTCTCCCACTCATGATCATCGTCCTTCGGGATTGCAATCTCATATACAACCTTGGTGCCGGTCATGTTGAGAATATCGGTCTGCTCCGTACTAGATACCGGAGATACAAGGATGTTCTCAACGTCGATGTAATTCTCCCGGTATACCGGAGCATTGAACTCATCGCGTCCGATCTCTGACCGCTCTGATAGTTGGATCGTGATTCCCTTAAGCAAGGTCAATCGCCCCCAGTCTCTGCTTCCGCAATCCTAATCGGGCAAGTTCCGCCTTCTTGATGAAGATTCCACCACCCGGCACAAGATATGTTCCACTGACGGAATATCCAAGAGCTGACTGTGACATCTGCGTCATAGGCTCTGTATTGGTCGATGTCATCAACGTACGTGCTACCACGTCCACAGTGACTGATTTCGCCACGTTTGCGAGGCTTGGAGTGACTTCGATCATCCTGTCGAGATCCTTGCCAACCTTCTGCGCCTCGTAACGTAAGCTATCGGAGACTATTTCGAGCAAATGTTCCGCCCGTTCCGTCTCCTGATCTGACATCCTTCGCCATAATGCCTCGATATCTTCAATCGTCGCTAGATTTGACATTCTTCTTCACCGACCTTCCCTTCGGTTGCACCGGTGCAACTTTGTGAGCTTCGGCAGGCTCCATGGCCTGCCAGTTGCCTCCCGAAAGCTTGGATGTAACGTCAACGACCGCACCGGTTACTGTATTCCGATACTTCATACGCTACCTCCATTAAGCCGTAGCCTTGATTGCTGCGAATGCAGACGGATCCAGGATGCCCCAACCGATATAGGTCTCACAACGGAGATATACCTGATTGTATGCCTTTAAGTCCTTGCCGGACTGATCCGGATCACCGTACTGGATAACTTCCATCGGGATCTCCTTGGCGTAGCCCCACTTGAAGGCATTCGCAAAGTCGCCCACGATCGACATATCCTTTGATCCGTTGAATGATACGGTGCTGTTTACATCAACCGGCAGTCCGTGCACATTGCCCGGATTAGCACCCCAAGCAAGCTCCGGATACTGCTTCACTCCATTAACGGTCAAAGAAGCCAATGTAGAGCTGAAGGTCTTAGACATTGCCATACCGGTGACGTCATAAGCTTCATTGACTGCTGCGATTGCATCCTCAATGTTCTTCTCGATCTCCGCTGCGTCGTAATCAACTACTGTCACACCGGTGTTGGTGTCAAAACAGTTAGTTCCAATCAGAGCAGAAGCTTCCTTCGTTCTTGGATTTACACCATGCATAGACATGATATCCAATGCACGTGCGACCTTCTTGGCATATCCCTCAGTGAACTGAGATAAGATATCAAGTTGCTTTTCCTCAGAGCCATACATGAACTCGTCAGAGATACGTGCGCCGTACTCGATCTTGATCGGTACGATCTTGACCGGAGCTACATTTAAGCTGCCAGCTGGCTTAACTCCGCCCTCTGCTACGATATTAGCTTCATCATCCATTGCAAACGTGAAGATCTCGTTACCATCGAATGCTACCGGCATAGTTCCGGCAAGCTTTGCGATGCTGGACTTGCCAGCTACCTTACTGAATAATTCCTTTACTGTTTCCGGCTGGAACATGGTTCCTCTCTGTAATACTGCCATAATTTAATTATCTCCTTTCAGATTCAAGCCACGAAGTGTCGCGGCAAGTGCTGCTCGTGCTGCATCTCCCGGCGTATCCTCGCCAGTTGCAAGCGGAGCGGTTTTCATGTTAGTTCCCACAAGCTTCTTGAGCGTCTCGGCACTCTTGCGGATGTCTTCCTCTGTCTCTCCCTGGATGTACTCAACTGCTTCGTATGCAAGACCTAATTCGCGCGCAATCTTGGCCTTCTGCTCCCGATTCTCGTACGAACGAATCTGAGCATCCTTCTTGGCTGCATCTTCTGCAGAAACATAACCGGCATACTTCTTCTCAATGTCTTCCTGTGACATGTAGCCAGCATATTTCTTCTCTACATCCTCCGGTGACAGATATCCGGCATACTTGGTATTCACGTCTTCCGGAGACAAGAAGCCCTTATACTTCTCTCTTTCCCGATTAAGACGCTCGCCGATCACTGCATCTAACTGTTCCTGTGTTTCAATAGTCTGAAATTCTCCCATAGTAGGTCTCCTTTCCCAGCTTACCCGGCTGTACGGTATTTTTTATACTAAAAAAGGACCCGATCAAGGTCCTTGTTAGTAACTCACTTTTTGCTTCTTGCGCTCCTTAAACTCACTGCACGCCCAATAAGCATATATTGCACTGTCCAATAGAGCAATATCAATATCTTCTCTCTGTGATTTATAGCCAAATCCGCCATTCGTACCGATAGCTCGCTTCTCGCAGTTGGAAGCCGACTGAGCAAGTGAAGGCTGATTCATGTGGCATATATTATTCTGGCAGAGTCCCTGCTCGAAACTGGAGTTTGCCAATATAATTTCTTTAACTGTCGGAAGCAGCGGAGTTTTAAGCTTCTCCTGCTTCATTTCATCCGCAAGCAACTGCTGCCCGTTGGCACCGTCAACGACAACCTTCTGTGTATCTGCCTGTGTCAGGAAGCTTAAGATCCAGTCATTGCCGTTCCGGATGTTCTGACAGTCGATTGTCTCGACGAATATCTTGCCTTCCTTTGTCCGGACTGCTATCGACATAGCCACATGCTCTCCGTCTCTGCCGTACTTGATCCCGACAAAGAGCTTACCCCTCAGTTCAGGGAGCTGATGCACCGCAAGAGACTCCCATTCTGCTTTCGATATGGCTGACTTCTGATTGTATCGAATCCATAATCCTAATCGCTGGATGTTGAAGTCTACCGGATCGGATGTGATTTCATCTGCAATGGCACGTTCTGTCAGAATCGTACCAAGTGAAGGATTGCACCGATACCAGAGCTCACGATCGTGGACATCGCACTGATCGTCAACCGACCATTCCGCCCAGCCACCGTTTTCGGATTCTCCGGCAAGTGTTGACGCTCTGTACTTCGTGAACACTGTTCCGGAGCTGACGGCTGTCGGAGGTGTTCCACAGAAGATCGTCTGTGGGTTCCGGCTGTCAGATACCACATACTTCAATGCGCTCTCCTGATCGTCTGTATACTCTTGTGCCTCGTCAATGACTAAAAGGTCGAATCCCTCACCAAGACCGCCCTTCGCTGATCTGGTACGAAACTCAACCCTTCCATCAGAGCCTTTGATGTAAACACATTCCCGGCCTGTCGCTTTTACCGACTTATATTCAATTTTTGCCTTATCGAGCATTGAGCATAGCCGCTCCCACGCTGCATGTGATGTTGTCGTTCGATGCGCCGTATGCAGTATCTTCTCATTGTTCTTCAGACCGTACATCTCTCGCATAACAACAATCTCATTCTTGCCGTTACGCCGCGGAACGGAATATCCGAACTTTGTATGAGTCCATAGCCCGTCATCATTCGTGGCCAGGATGTCACACATCAGAAGCTCTTGCCATTCTTGAGCGGTTCGACCGGTACTGTTGTACAGATCTATGGCATCCTGCCCGAACGTGGCAGTATATGGAAGGATAATGGACTGCGTAGGCGTCTGACGACCTTTCCTTGATTCTTCCATGCTTCCTCCATTTATTAATTATTTAGGTAGAATGTTCTCCTCAATCAGTCCTGCCCTGACAGCACCTCTTGCAGTGAATCGATATTCGACTTGTGCATTCTAGTCTGCAATTCCGATAATTATGACCGCGTCATCCTTCAGCTGCACTTCCACTAGGTGACGCAGATCCTTCAAGACATCAAGGTTCATGTTGATATATTTTCCTTCCATTCCCTCAACCTCCTGTTCAAGCATTTAAAAAGCACCCCGAAGGATTAATGTCATTAAGTTAAGATGACATTGCCCGAAGGATGCTAATTCTTTTTGTTCAATTATAGCCCATTATTGCCCATTATTGCCCCTGATCAAATGCCCATTTTCTTATTTTAGCAGCTGCCTTTTTTATTTCTTCAGGAGCATCAGTTTTCAATGCAGCCCCATCCATATATGGCTTACATTTTTTGCGCAATTCTTGTATTTCTTTTGGTTCTTCAATAATCATATTACGCTACCTCCTCATTCTTACCATATACTCTGCTTCAACTTCATCAAATCTATCATCAAAAAACTTTTTAAATGCATAGTCACTTATTTCACTTACATTATACTGATTAATACCTAATTTTGCAATAACTTTTCTTTTTTCTTCACATAAAGTGCTTAAATATTCACCATAGTTTTCTTCTGTGATAATCCAGCCTTTTTTTCTAAAATCATACGCTTGTCTACAATGCCATAACTCATGTCGTTCAATATTATACTCCTTTTCAAACTCTTGATTTGCGATTTCTGGACAATAAAATACAGTATTTGTAATTGCATCATATATTCCTGCACAATCATGAATTTCACTTCTGTGAACTATTACAATTGTAGGTTTGTCAGAAACCGGTACACCATATTCTTTTAGGATCTTATTTGTGTTTTTATTTATAATATGCAACGCTTTCGGTTTAATGCTTGCAATATCCGATATATATACATTTTCATAACCATTCACTTTTTTAACCGTATATTTCGATTGTCTGTAATACATCGTTGTTTTTTCGCCTCTTGACACAATTCTATATTCTTGTCTTTCTTCATCATTTCGAATAATTCTGACATTCCTCGCCGATACCCTTTCTCTTTCAGCAATTTCTTTTTTCAACGTCCATGTGTCTTGTCGTTTCTGCCTAGCAGCTTCCTTCCTTGCATCCTCTGTTGCTTCCATTTCCTTTGCATGGCGGATACGTTCCGCTTTAGATAGCTCATAATGTTCACGAGGATCATTTTTCACTTGAACATACTTCCGTCTGCCTTCTGTTCCTGAATGGACACTCTGCGTCTTTCCGTCGGCCGTCTTATAATCGACCTTGCATCGGCAATTATCATGACGCTTATACACGTCTCTCGGTACATCCGGATATGTATAGGATCCGGCAATCGCCGTACACCATTCGCAGCACTTGCCGGATAATGTCCTCACGATCTTAGGTTTCAAGCCCGCTTTATAGTGGAATTCTGCATTTGTTCGGATAGAATCGTCTACGGAGCTATGTAGGAGATTCTGAACCGCATTCAGGAATCCTTGCGAACCTGAATCATAATCCGGTAAGCCCATCAGGTCGCCAATCATCCGATCTATACGTCCTTGATCAATCTGCGGTCGCTGTGCTTTGATATGTATGCCTGCTGCCTCATTTAGTCCAGTCTGCACCAGTTCTGCAACATCAGCCACATCCTCATAGCCTTGTGTGACTGTCGGTCGAATAACCTTGTCTCCAATGTTCCAGTACATCTTCCCTTGTGGGAGAACCTTTGAGCTCAGATTCTGTCCGAAGGCTTCCGCCATAATGCGGCCAAGCTCTACCGCATAATCATTCGCCTCGGAGTAGGTAGCGGTTCCGGCTCCCACCTTGGCCATGATCTCCGCCAGAACCTCACTCTCATCCTTACCCTTCGCATAGGCTTCTTGTATTAATTTGAGTAATTCTGGCGAAATGTCCATATTATTCCTCTGTATCTACAACTACCGGCTCCTCACTTGCAGGAATTCCGGTAAGATTACGCATATTGTCTTTGCCGAAGTATCCCGGCATTGCCTGATTGATCTTAATTGCACCGTCGCCAATCAGAGACAGCATTGATGCATCCGGTGTGAATATCGGCTCCCATTCCGGCCTTGTCTGGTAGAACTGGTTGCGTTGGAAGCTGTAATTATCCCTGACGCATGCTGCCAGATATCCAACATTCAGGAGGCCGCTACCGAATGTCCGCTGCGCCTTGGATGCGGTCAATCTCAAATTCTCATGAGCCGACTTAATCGCCTCCGCACTTGAAGGATTGTCCTGCGGGAATCCAAGATCATCGAGTGTCAATCCGCATTCCCCGGCAAAGAGCGATGCAAACATGCGGAGCTGCTCCACATACGGACTCATGCTCTGCTGTGGGAATTGTCCAAGCTGTGGCAGGTTGCCGTCTTCGTCCCTGGAAGCGGTGAACATACTCGACATTGTAGCTTTCCACTTGTTAGAGCCCTCAATCTCATCATCCAGTCCCAATGCATACCGCTGCGGATATGAATAAAACTCTCCGGAGATCTCGGACCGCTTAATTGTCCGCAATGCCGACTGCATGATTGACATACATGACCGGCTTATCCTGGAATGACCGAAGGCACGAGCCGCATCCGGCCGGAACACAATTGGAACCAGCAACGGATATGGAGCATTTGTCTGATAAACTCCGGCACGCCTGCCTCGCTCGAAGATTTCCGTTTTTCCGGCAGTGAAATACGCATCCAAGATAACCTTCTTGTTATCGTCTCGCTGAAGAACCGCGTATCCTTCTGTCAGAAGTCCAGTAATCGGATCCATGATGCCTGTCGCATTGCCTCCGTCGATTACCTGCAGCCGCGGATATCCGTCAGCGTCCTGTGAGATATACACGAAGCTGCACGAAGCGATCAATGCTGACAGAATTGCAGAGTCATATAGGACATCCGGATTATTCAGCCGGAATATCTCATTCAGATCAAAGTTATCATGAGAAAACTCCCGGAAGGTCAGACGGTCTGCCAGACTGTCTACCGCTTTGGTGCACCATCCTAAGGTTCCGGCTAACCACTGATAGCCTTCCGGAAGTGCTTTGCTATAGTCCTTGATATATGCCTTCATGTCATAATATTCATATCTGGTAAGCACCCTGCTCCTCTTAACGTTGAGCTTGTTCTTCAGATATGTCATGCCTTTATACTGTTCTGCCATGCCTCTGGCTCCTTTCTGTAAAATCGTGAGAAAATATTCACACTGACGGCGTGAATGTCTCGTAAGAGGGGATGGAGGGGGATATGCCCCCATTCTCAGCCTCGATACTGTGTCCAGTCCATCGACTGCGGGAGAATTCTGTTACTGATAACCTCCTGCTGGTTGCTCGTAACCGTACCTTGCAGTGCTACCAACTTGTCGCTCTTTTGTCGATTGCAAGTCCAATGTGCAAGCTGCAGGTTGTCGATGTCAGAAGGATGTCCGCCTTTTGCGACAGGAATTATATGATCGATACACGGCGACAGTGGATGCGGATATTTGTATGAGAAGTCAACTGGCTTCCCGCAGATACCACACACATCTTGCGTCGCATAGATACGAGCCTTATTCTTCTCGAACTGTCCGCGGTGTGTTCCGTCTCTGTCCGGGCGTCTTTGCTTCGCCATGTCTATCCTTCTTTCTTTTGTCCTGCTGCCTCTGGTGTTTCATCGATCTTGCTATCGCTATCTCGGCAGTAGGATCCTTGTAGTGCTCTCTGTTCATCGTCCCTCCATCCATCAAAAAAGCACCATGCTAGAGGGTGTGTGCATGATGCTTCTTTGGGTGTGATTAAGATTAAACATTTGGGAGGAATGTGTGATAAGAAATTGGGGATTCTTACCTTCTAAATCCAATATCATATTATCATCATCGAGTGTGACATTCTATGACATCTTTTCCGGGATCACGAAATTCAAAAGTGCATTGCCATGAATCCTGATCACATGCCTTGCCGAATAATTCATTTTATCAGCAATAGCATCCCATGATAATTGCTCTATGTACTTCGCATGAAGCACCTCACTCTCCGTCCCATCCTCCATATCAGCTATTGCTTTAATTATCTCTAGCAGGATATCCTCACGCTCTTTCTGTGCCTGGATGATCCTTGACATCATCGCATCGAGCTTGATCATATAATCTGACAGGTCAGACTGTGATAAGCTTCCCTTTGGCATATCAGTATACTCAATAGCTTTCGCACCTTCCATCTCTGCCCGCAGTGTCCTCTCCTGGTCTTGTAAAGCTCTAAGCTTAGCACATTGCTTGGCATATCGATTCAGATATTCTTTTTTCGCTTCATTATCGTTCACTCTTCTTCCCCCTGTCCATTTCAATATTATTCACGGTTTCCGCTAAGCTTTACAATGTCGATAGCTCGTTCATATGCATCCCTAAGTCCTTCGGCATAGTCTACGCTTTTACTATTTACCATGCCATAGCATTTCTTCAATTCATTTATGACATAATCTACATCATAAGCAGTAGGTTGTATATCAATCAATTCACAACACGCATTAACCTTTTCAGCAGGATAACCGTTAATGATAGCCATTCCCGAAATCTCCTGCTTAAACTTATCTGCGTCAATCAGTCTCATCGTTCGCCCTCCTGTTCCACGCCTCTATGGCTTCCTCCCATGTCCTGCACGGTTTTCCTTTTGCATGACACGCATAACATTCGCAATAGTGCTTAATTATTCCACCATCAACAATAGTACCCCAGCCGCAAAATGGGCATGGTTTTAATTCTTCACATTCTTCCATATTCTCTCCTATTCTGCTCATCTCAACACCCTCCAAACATCATTGTTTATACCAACGTCTTGTTCCATCGGAAAACTCTACCTCGATTTTGTGTGGAAGTTTAAAATGTGCAATGTATCTAGCGTCTGTGATTTTAACGCATTTGAAATGGTCTTTTTCGCATTGCAAAGCGGTTTCTTTGTTGCAATAATCCGTATGGCAGATATCGCACGTATATAATTCTTTCTTAGTCATTTTCCTTACCTCTCAATTCTTCGAAATAGAATTTTACATCGTCAGACACATACTTAACGATTCCAAACCGCTCCGCCACTTGATAAGGTATGCTGTCACGCATAAGCCTTTTATGTATTTCTGAAAGATACTTTCGAAATCCCTCGACATCTAAAGTGGCTTTATAGTGGTTGCAGCTCCTACAAGCTGGCATGTAATTTGAAATGTCGTCTGCTCCACCTATCCTAAGCGGTGTTGCATGGTCTACCTGCATATCTTTGTAGTCAATTTGCTTGCCACAGTAAGCACAATGTCCGTTATACATGAGATATACAGATTGTCTCACTTTTTTAGGTATTGCTTTTCTTTTATTCATTACTGCCTCTCAATTCTTTCAGTTTTGCTTCTGCCTTACCTGCCGCCTTCCTCGGCTTTTCGCATTCAAATTCAATCACCCACACCCAAGGGTTGGCATCCCATCCATAACGGTCAATGTCTGATTTCTTGATAGTGCTGTTCCAAATATTAACAAAAGCGGTTTTATTTCCTGCGCAATCTGGCACAGGATGCAGGCAAGAGCATCTCGCACCCTCTTTCCACGCTCCTTGTGGTGTGATTTCCTGCAACCGCTCCACTCTCACATTCGTAACTTTAAGCCAGATACGAGCTGCTTCTTTCGGCATGTGGATTGATGGGTGCCACGGTACACGCTCGTGTGTCACTCCACTCGCATCGACATACGTATCAAAAGGAATTGTATCTGTTGCTGCATAATAATATTTTCCGGTTCCTTCAATAATTTGCTCATTTCCGTCCAATTCATATAAATACTGCCATGTTTCCCGGACATAAAGGATATCGCCCGGCTGATATGGCGGTATACATAACTTGCTAATAATCTGCTCATCCTCCACCTCTGGATGCTCTTTGTGATACGGACTATTCAGAATCGCTTCAACATCATGTTTCACAATTCGTCTAGTGCAGCTCTTTCTCCCATCAAGAATCGCCTTTACCATATCCGTATTAAACAATATTGGTTTCATACTCATTCGTCGTCCTTCCATAACAAATCTTGGGTGTCAAATATGTTGCCGATAACCTCTGCATTAACCATATTTATCCAATAACCTAAATCTTTTCTGTATCTTTTAGTATACTTGCCTGACCAGTCTACATAAAATCCAACATGTTCAGTTTTGGTGCTATCAAAGCAACTCTGATAACTGCCGTATTTGATTTGTGCACAAGCATCACTAAATAAGTCTTTTACAATATCACTCTCCCAAATCAGATTACCGTTCTTGTCTTTCAAGCCTGTGCATTGGCAGATTGTGGATGGGTCTACTTCAATCATATTAGGCACATCATTTGTCATCCCCCAAAGAATATATCTCTTTTCCCAAATGCCGTATAAATAACCTTGTACCCATTTCCCATTGTCAGCTCTCTTTGCCTTGAATAAATGTCTATCTTTCATCTATTCCATCTCCTTTCTCAAAATAGAACTTAATCGGTTCTCTGTTTTCCTGTACCATGCCGTATCTGACTGCGATATTGTATGTACAAACATCCCTCGCCAACCGGTCCGGTATTTTCTGTAACTGCTTTCTGAATGTCTCTAAATCCATTGTTGCTTTATAACGATTGCACGAACCACAGGACGGCATCAGATTACTTATATCGTGTACGTCTATTCCAGTAAATTCTTCTGTGTACTCATAATTTCTAAGACAATGTAAATGGTCTACATTGAAACCTTTCTCCGGTATCTCGCAACCACAGTAAGCACAATGACCATTGTATTTTTCGTATACCTGTTTTCTTACTGATTTAGGAATTGGCTTTCGCATCTACACCACCACCTTTCACAATCTGCATAACTGTCTGATATAGTGCTGATTTTCTACCTACAATTTTGGTTATGTATTCATCCAACTGCTCCACAACCGCATCCACATCATAGGCGGTTGGTTGACTATCCACAAAATCAAGAATCGCTTTCATTTGGCTTTTATTGTAATGTTGCCCTTCAAAATTCAGATTATCTGCATCAATCAATCTCATTGTTTTCCTCTCCTATTTCGCTTCTAATTGAACGGTAATTCTTCCTCAGCTCCGTCCGGAATGCTCATAAAGCCATCGTCCGTGTATGCCGGTCTATCCTGCTGCCTTTGGTTCGTGTCCTGCTGCCCTGCATTCTTGCTCTCTGTGAACTCGACCTCTTCTATCATGATCTGCACAGCATATACCTTCTGTCCGTCTTTGTTTGTATAATTGTCATTCTGTACCCGTCCGGATATCAGGATCTTCGTTCCTTTATGCAGATATTTCTCGATAAATTCTGCCTGTTTCCCGAAGGCAGTGCAGTTAAAGAAATCCGCTTCCGGTTCTCCTTCCCGCTTCCACTTCCGATCTACTGCTATTGAGATCCTTGCAATCGCTGTCGCATTCGTTCCCTGCGACCATCTTACCTCCGGCTCCCTTGTCAGCCGGCCCATTATTATTATCTTATTCATCTTATAACGCCTTTCAATTTTAACTATTTTATTGTATAATTCTTTAATATAATCGATAAGAGGAGGTGCTTATATGTCTACTGTTAACCAGATGGTCTTTACATCCAATGAACTTATTGCAATTTCAACTGCTTTAGAGTCACAGATTGAAGATTGTCAGGAGTTTCTCAATGTTCCCAACCTTACAATCGCTCAAAAGGTGCAAATTAACCAAGTTATTCAGCATAGCAAGTCTGCTGCCAAGCGGTTAGATGCTATTTTCAAGGAAAATGGTATCAATCCTCAAAAATCTGACTTTTAGTAGTTTTTTCAAAACTCGAGCTTTCCTTTCAGGGTTAGCTCGTTTTTTCTGTTCAATTATTCTCCTGTATTCCATTTTGTTCACGCTGTTTCTCCTTTCTTTTATTCCGTTTTTCCCACTGTACCCGCTGATATGACTGCAGATTGTCCATTGGCAGTTTCGTTTCTTTACCGGTGCAATACTCCGTGCAGTTGTCTGCCCTGCACGGTCTTCTGTGTCCTGTAACAAGGATGTACTGACAGTATGCTCCTCCTGTTAATTTGCACCGGTAGATGCATTTACCGCACTGTCTCATCGTCATTCTCCTCACACGGTCTTATTTCTTCGTTCTCCCTCGGCCTCCAACAACATTCCATCACCCCTGGTGGGGCATCACTGATATGCACCCACCAGATACATCTTTCACATTCCATTAATCTTCTACCTCCATGCCTTTCATTCCATTCAGGTATTCAGCTGCTGCCTCATCATCTTTTGTCAGTCCTTTCATGAATATTGCCGTTCCATACGAATTCAACCAGAATGCTCCTCGATCGGCAAACTCATACGGTCCTTGGACTGTGTCTTCCCACTCGACCATTACAGCCGGATCTACCGCATCCAGGCTTTCCTGTGGAAAGAACATCGTGTCCGTGCCTTTGACTATCCGCATCATTCTGCCTGAACGTGTCAGCCATGCGGCTCTCGTTGTTCTTAGCTGTATCCTTCCGTCTTCTCTGGCACAGTCAATCCAATCCCAGAGGATTGTCTGTTCGAATTCGTACTGGTTTTCATGCCCTTTTGCCGCACGGAAGGTCTGTCCTTCATCCGGCAGGAATCCACACATCTCAACCAGAATGGCCCGGATCTTATTCGGCACCACGTCAATCTGAGCCGCTATAATCCAGCTTGCGCCCTGGATTAACAGGGTATCCGCTTTCCGGCTTAAGACCAGAACTCCTCTCTCCCATGAATCTTTTGCTAACTTCTTAAATGCACTTGCTTTTATAAACATGTTGTTGTTTCTCCTTTCAGAAATTGTACTTTCGATATCTCAAATCCTCTTCGTTCCAGTCCTTGTAATGACGTTGCAGGTATTCCCGGAAGAGCTTCAGCATCTCTTCCCTTCTGCCCTGATTTCCGTTATCCAGCATTTCGTGATGGAATTTACATCCCAGCGCCGCATTCTGGGCGATTCCCAGGCCCTGATGCGATCGGGGGATATAATGCATGATCTCCTGCATCCGGAACAGGTAACTGTCCCGGCATTCATTCATGTGATATCCCATCTTACAGAAGATGCAGTATTGGTCTCTTGTCTTGATCCGTTCCCGCTCCCGTTTTGAGAAATCGGTTGCTTTGCTTAACTTTGACATGTTATTCCTCCTCGATCACCGGTGTGTTGTCCAGATTTTCCAGCTGATTGATCAGCTCATCAAGCTCTTTCATGTGTTGTCTTGCCTTCAGCCACAGATTCATAGCGATACATCCGCTGATTGAATTCCACTTCATCATACATAGCTCTTTCAGCCTTTTCATCTGCTCATTATATGTAGCCTTTGAAATCGGCTCACGCTCGGGATTTATCAGGCTTTTCGGCTCTTCTGTATGCATAGGTGCCGCCATGATTTCCGCCTTCTTTATCTCTTGTTCTGCTGCCTCGGATGCCTTTTTGACGTCAACCTCTACCTTCACGCCCGGAACAACCTCAACCATGACCGTTTCGGACTCTTTTTCTTCCTGATCAATCGCATGCTCCGGAATCGTCTCGTGCCTAATATCTTTTAGGTGTTCTGGCTCTTTCGATGGTTCCTTTTTCGGTTGCACCGGTGCAACTTTTCGGATTGGCTCAACTTTCTTCTTTTTCTCCGGCTTCGGCTTATCCTCGATCGGTTGTGAAAGCTTGACCGGATATCCTTCTCCAAACACCCGCACCCATGCAGCCTGTATGGTCTCTGCCTCTTCCTTTGCGATTATCTGCATCACGTTCAGTACTTCTTCCCATGTAGCCGGTTCTTCCTCGCCTGTTCGCATATTTTTCGGAACGACCTCGCCATCTGATTCCATGCGCATGATCATTGTCCCCTTGGTTGTTCGTCCGGTGAGAACTCTGCTTCCATCTGGGCAGAGAATATCTTTCACCTCATCCATGCTCACATCCGGCCGGAGCTCCTTATACTCTTCTGGACGCTGACGGAAGTATTCGAGAATCATCTGCTCCACTACGCTCTGCTCTGACGGCGGTGTCATGCTCTGTACAATTGCTGCCTCGATGTCAGAGGTCTTCATTTCCTCTTTGTACTCTTTTTTCAGCTCCTGGATATCCGTCTTTGTCATATCCGGTGAGATCACATCGACGATATGATCCGGCAATGTCAGCATCTCGGCAAGCTTTGCATATCCATAGCCCTCATAGTTTCCGGCCAGATGGTCACTATAGCCGTCTTCGCTGTATCGGTCATTGATTGCGATATAGCGGGATACTACGTCTTTTGACAGTCCGAACTCCTTTGCGGCATAATCATTGACCGACGTATAGCCTCCGTCATAGAGCGTGCTTGTATCTCGTGCACGCTTTAAGAGGTATCCCGTCCGGACGAAGCTTGTCGCCTGCCCCTTCAGTTCCTCTTTGATTGCTGTCGTAATATCTGACAGCGTGGCCAGCTCTGTGCTGGTGCTTTCAATCTCAATCATTTCTTCCTCCTATCCTGCTGCCTCCATGAAGTCCTCCATCAGACCTTGCAACACTCTTGTATTGTTCTTTTGCTTCAATTCCTCAATATTCGCCTCACGTGCAATCTTAGATCTCTCCGCACGCTCATGGTCTTTCTTGCTCATTCGCTTCCTGATCTCCTTCTGCCACTCACGCAGGAACGGCTTCACAGTCTCCAGCTCCGGTTCTTCGTCATACATACCTCGATGCTGTCGGATTGTTCCTCCCGGCTCAACTTCGATTGTATAAAACGCTGTATCCGGCTCTGCTGCCTTCCGCAGGAAGCATATATATGTCTCATGTTGAGCTATTCTGTCGAAATACCGGTCCGTTGCTCCGGCGCAATGATGGAGGCTATTACCTTCTTTCACAATGTCAGCAATCCGATCTGGAACGCGAATCATATAACCCCCGGAAGTATATTCGAACTTCTTCTTGATCTGCTTCAGCACTTTCTCCGCTTCCGGAAATCTTGCGCTGTACTCATCTGCTATAATCTCCGCCCGTCGAAGCTCCATCTCCTTCACTGCTTCATCGTGTCTACGCTTCAGCTCCCGCGGCTTATATGTCAGAGAGTCGACGATGTCCTTACCCAATCTTTCAGCCATTACGATGTAATCGTCATACTGATTCAGTACATAAGATGCTTTCATGCCAGGATAGGACTCCTTCCTCTGCCGCTCGATGTAGTTCATCGCCTGTTCCGGGCTCATATGCTCCATGATCAGCTTCATTCGATTGATTGCAATGTTGCTATTGATCAGCCAGTCCAGCGCCTTATCCGATAGCTTAATGTCGTTCTCATCGCTCCAGCGCATCCATTCCAGCATTTTGATCCCTCCGTTCCGGTCACGAATGCGATAGATTTTCTGCATGTCGCCGATATTAAACACTTCTTCCAGATTCCGCGCCCACATCATCAACTTACCGTGATATGCATAATCCCATAGGCTGATATAGTATGAATCTTCTGCCAGTAGCCGATAGAATCTACCCTTGACCAACAGCTCTACGATATCCGGCAGTGCCGGTTCCCGACAGGCAAGCAAATTATTGTACTCCATGCGGATTCCTGCTGCCGCTCCTGCTTTGCACGCATTGATCCATGCTGCATAGCAGCTATTCTGCAAGGTCTCCTCAATGCCCTGCTCATACAGGTAGCATGATTTTATCCGCCGATTGCCCGGATTGCTCTTGTTATCAAAACAGCCGCTTCTCACCTGCTCATTTTTTCCAATCCATGCCCAGCCTCGGTGATATTGATTGTAGTAGATATCTATACTCGATCTGTTCCCAAATATTGTTGCATACTTTTTGATGATCATACGTATCGCTTCATCCGTTCCGATTGCCTTCTTGTGCCCCGCCTCGCAGACAATTACGGTATCAAAATACCGAATCACCGACATTTCATCACTGATTGGCTGCATAATTGCTACCATTGATGCAATATCAATCTTTTTCTTTCGCGTCAGATATCTGATATGCGTTCCGCAGTGAGGGCAGATTACCATGTCGTTATTTCGCAGATTCTGCTGCCCATCGACTCGCTTTATCTGCTTTTTATCAAATGTCTTGCCGCAATCCGTACATCCCCATAATCCTGTTGCCTTTTCTTTCATGGCATAATCTTCACTTTTCAGCACCTTCTCATCGATCCACGACCGAAGATCCGGACAAGCTGGCACCTGCGCCATGACTGCATTCACCCGATCAATCCGGCGATCCTCCGCTCTATATCTCTGTTCCCGTTTGTACTCTGCTTCAAACTCGGCCATTACCGACAAGATTTCGCTTCTGTATCTATCTTTGATTTTGTCCCTGATCAGCTTCTCGCTTTTCTCTGACATATTCATGCGACTATATGCTTCATGCGTATATTTTTTGTAATAATCTACGTCCAGAGTCGTTTCGATGTTCCAGTTCATCCAGCTTCCGTTTGCTGATAACCAGGTAGCATACTCTCCAGTATCGAGATTCGTGCAGTGCCGTCGCCACAATCGACCTAGCTTATAAATGTTGCATATGAGTATATTGTCAACAACCTGAGGTTCTACCCACCATTCATTTCGCATATGTCTCTTATCGCATGTTTTGGGAACTGTCTTTTCAATCAGCTTCTTCTTCACAAATGATCACCTCCCTGTCTCGATTGATCGTGCACCACTTACTCGCTTTATCTGCAGTCTGTACCCAGCATTTCGCTGTAATGATCATTCCGTTGAGCTCGACGATCACACCGAGGATAGCTCCCTCCGGTCCTTTGACCATCGGATTTGCTCCGCGTGCAATCGCAATCGTATCCGAAGCATTTGTTTTGGATTTATCTTTGTGCACCTCTGCTCCCCTGTGAGACTGCTGCCACCCGCTCCGATGCGGATGCATAATCATATATGCCATTCCGGCAAGTGCCAGCTCTGCAATGTCAAGCTCCCTGATTAACGTGATCTCTGTGCAGGCGATTCGCTCGCTCCCGTCCTCATCAATGGATCCTGCTGCCTCGACTTCGAAGTATCTGTTTTTTCCGTCAACCGGATAATAGCCCAAGCATTCGAACGGATTCTCACAGCAGTGGAATCCGGACCGAACCGTCTTGGACGATTCCACCCGCTTCGTTTCTCCTAGCTTGAATACGCAGTTTTCTTTCTTTCCATCACCCATGACGCTTGTCAGTTCCGAATTGAATCCCTTGTAAGCTCTCATGACTGATCACCTCCGAGGTAATATTGCTTAATCAGTGCCTTGCGTGTCTTCCGATCCGGTTGTCCAATCTCAAGCTCATGACTGCCGATCACGCCCTTGACCGTCTTCGTTCTCTTAACAATATCCTTATGTACCATCACCCGCTGTTCCCATCCTGTATCGACTACCAATGCAAGATACTCTGCAAGCTTCTTGTCCTTTTTCCGGATAGCTTTTGCCAGCTCCGGCACGCTGGTTGTCATATCCATGATCTCCTGCGCCATATCCATCAATGGACCTTTCAGATCAAGAGCTGTCGCTTCGATCTTAAGCTTGCCGATAGCCGCTATCCAAGCATTGGCCAATTCATCCACTGCTCCATTGATATAATCATCTACATCGTACTCACTGATTCCATTCTCCGCAGCAAGAAGCTTCAACGACTCCATGTCACCCTCTGCCTTCTGGGCTGCTGCCGCTCTGTTTAATTCTTCTGCTGAGTCAAATTCTCCAAATTTGTCAAACATGTCCATCTTCCTCCTTCATTCTCTTCATGATTTCCAACTGCATCACATTCCGGTAACTGTTCTCTGCCTCCTCGAACAGCACTTCATGTATCTGCATATACTCATATACCTGCTGCCACAGCTCCGCATTGGCTACCGGCTTTCCGTTCGCCTTTCTCCATCCGTTCTTTTCCCACTGCTCCAGCCAGCAATTCTGCGTGGTGTTCAATACGTGCTCACACCGAGTATTTACTCGGACAGAGCAGCTTTTCGTCAGTATTGAAAACGCCTCTATTAGCAGCTCCAGCGTCATGGCATTCTCTGTCGATTCCTCGGCATACAGTATTCCCTGTCTTGTCTCCGGTGTTCCATCCTTCCGGATATACTCGACTAACCACATTCCGGCTCCCGACCTCTTAGCCGGCCCTCTTAGGTTTGTCTCTGTATAGATAGTCACGAGCATACTTATCGCCTCCTTTCATGCGTCTTATCCGGTACTCCCGGTATGGATAGCCTGTTGCCGGATTGACTCCGTCATACAAGCTTCCCTTGATCAGCTCCCAGCCCTTCGGCACCTTCGGTTCATCCGGCCACCGTCTCCGTCTCATCACTTCACGTTCCGGCTCCGGCATTTTAAGATTCCCGCGGCTATGTGTATATCTGCATCCCTTGATTGGTTCTCCGGCTTTTTCCTTCGTCTCTTTTTTCACCATATATGCGGCAAGCTGTTCCATCTCGCCGTCCTCATAGGTGTCCGACCAAAAGGTTCCGCCCCACTTCCAGTTCTTTTTGACCATCTTCTGTATGCCGTCGATGTCCTCAACGATCAAATGGTGGTGTAGGGCTTGTCCCTTCTTGCCGTATTCGGTGACTGCGATCCACCTGAACGTCTGTCCTGCTGCCTTCAGATCCTGCCTCATCCGCGATAGGAACTTTGCAAGCATCTTCTTCGCATGCTCCGCTGTCTCCGGTCGATCACCTGCCCGATAGTTCAACGTCAGATGATAACTCTCTCCCGGAACGAAGTTCGCAAGGATCAGTCTCTGCAGCTTCCGGATCCTGTTCGATTCATTTTGCTTTGCTATCTCATCAGATGTCCTTTTCCGCTTCTCTGATCTCGATACCCCCGGTGCTCCGAAGTTGCCCGGATATCTCAGATGGATTTCCTTCACCCAACCAAGGTCATATGTAGTTCTAATGTAAATATCTCTTCACCCTCTTCCTGATTCGTAACTTTAATATCCTAAAGAACTTATTAAAAAGGGCGTGAGCCCTTGAAAAACAAGCCTTTTTCTTGACATAACGCCCCGAAGATGGTAAGATATTTTTAGCTTAATAATCCTCATCTTCGGGGTTTGAAATTAGACCGTTTGCAGACGGTCTTTTTTCATGCCCTTTTCTCTGTGCAATTCTTACATGCCTTTGTGTTCTGCTGCCGGCAGAATGAACATCTACCCGTGATGTGGCAATTATGCCCGTCCGGCTTCCGGCAGTCATGCCAGCTCCGGCAGCCTTCTTGCTCGTATTTGCACTCGAAGCAGGTCCGATTCATGGCTCCTGGATGGCTTTTACAATCTTCCCATCCTCAATCACATAGATCTTCTTTTCTTCTTTATTGCGCTTTACCAGCTCCGCCGCCGGTAACCGGTTCAGCATGTTCAATATGATTTCCTCTATCATTTTCTCCTCTACACTCCTTTATTAAAAACATGACATTCTTTAAGACAATACCCATATCTCTAACTGTCATATCCGGAAACTTCAAACGAATATAAGCAACTGCAACCACATGGCAATCAGAAAGCGAAAGACTCTCACAATTTGTTAAAAGTAGCAATAGCTCTCGCTGCGCTTCACTCATAAAAGACATAAAAGATTTTTCCATTTTCCTCATCCTTTCTGTGTTATTTGTTGCACCGGTGCAACTTCCTATCATTCGCCAGCCCGACCAATGCCAGCCATGCGACTGACACACAACACAGGATGGACGGTATCCACGTCTGGCTGTCCAGTGCGCAGGCACTCACGAAGAATGTCACTGCTGCCACGATGCAGCTTCGCTTTATAATTCCAGCACGCTTCCGATCTCTTCGTTTCTGCATTTCTGTTCCTCCTTATTCTTCCACCGCCGGTAGTTCACTTGATTTCCTCCTTGTCCGCATAAGCTCCAAGCTCCCACGCTACCCTGTACGGATTAAATGGTGCCAGATGCTTCCGAAGGTTCTTCTGCTGCAATTCTACCCTGTGGACGTTATAATCTACCCATACTAGATAGTTGACCATTAAAAACTTGCCTGCCGCCGTTACGGCAGTTATAACATTCTCATATCGTCCGCCTGGAAGCTTCTCCTTCTCGATCTCCGCGATCCGTTCCTCAACGGTACGCTTCGACATGTGCCACTCCTCCATCAAATCCGTTTTGGACTTCATGATGTTCGGACCGCTCATCGCGAATAACTTCGTTACTGTTACTCCCATCGTTGATTCCTCCTTCCTATCCTGCTGCCTCAATGTCTGACTTCTCGCTCCGAGCTAACCGAATCCCGATAATCACACCCTTCAGCTTCTGCAGATCATCTTCCTTCAGCTCTTTTGTCATGCCGGAGATTTCCTCCATGATTTTTTTCTTTTCTTCCATTTGTCTCACCTTCTCTCCTTGCTTTTCTCTCTACATCTCCTTATACTGTTTGTACAGGCACCCGCCAGTGCCGAGTACATATGAAAGGAGAATTCCTCATGGATAAGAAAAAAGCTCAAGCCGCTATCGATCAGTTCTCTACTGATTGTCTTCTGGCAACTCATCCATACGGAACAGCAGCCCAATCACAAGACATTGAATGCCTGATAAACGCTATTAAGCATCTCGCTCAGCGCTTGGTTGATTCTCTCGAGTAATCGACCACAGGAAATTCAATTCATGAGCCATCTGAGGTACCAATTCCATATTCTCGGATGGCTTTCTGCTTTCTCTTTCAATCATCAGCAGTAGTGCTGACTCTAGTTCTTTTTGTTCCTTCGTCATATTCTTTCTCCTTTCAACTCTATTCATCTTTTTCACTTCCTTTCTTGTTTGTTGTCTATGCGTACATGATAAATCACTTTGCGTACTTTGTCAATACTTTTGTTCACTTTGCGTACTTTTTTATTGACTGACTTTCTTTCTTGTGGTATCTTAATTATTGTAAGGAGGTGTTCGCCATGAATGAGCGAGTTAAAGAATTGCGAAAAGCATTAGGGTTGACTTCTGAAAAATTTGGAGCAAAACTCGGGGTTGGAAAAACCGCAATTTCTGGCATTGAAACTGGCCGAAGAGGTCTGACCGATCAGATGTTTCTCTCGATTTGCCGGGAATATAATGTAAACCCCGGATGGCTGGAAACGGGAAATGGTCCCATGTTCAGAGAGGATCCAGTGGAAAACGACTACATGCTTGCAGCTTCCGCGCTGAGCAACGATCCACTTGTTACATCCTGCCTGATCGAATATGCTAAGCTCCAGCAAAATGAACGTGATATTGTGCGGAAATACATAGACAATCTTATAAAGCGGTACAAAGAAGAAGACGCTACCTGATGGTAACGTCTTCTTCTCTTCCCTCTTCTTATCGTGCCGTTCTGATCGCAAACTCTAAGATTGCTCTTAGCGTGTCCTTATCATTGCAGTGCTTGATGACTGCAATGATGGCATCTCTTAAGTCCTTTTTTGACATGCTATCTCCTCCCTTCCCTGTATTTAACAGCAAATCTTTCCGTTTTATTCGCTTTTTTCACAAAAAAAAGACAGATCCGAGTTGAATCTGTCTTTTTTCTCTCTATTTTCAATTGTACCTATACTTCAACACGCATAGCTCGACCCCATGAAGAGGATTTGTGCATTAATGTGGTCCCGACGGTGCCACGATTCTCTGATAAAAAATAGAATAATGGTATGCTTAGATATTACTCCATTTGTTTCAAATTTGCAAGATATTTTTCGACGTATTTTGACGTTTTTCCCCTTGATTTTTTAGAGGATTTATATATACTTAATTTTAGTTGATAGAGAAGGGAGGAATTTATATGCCACAATATGTTGTTCTTCAGGTTACATTAAAAGAGAAACTGGTTGGAACTGCATCCAAGAATCTTGGCGAGTTGGAAAAGGTCATTAATGAACAGGCAGCCAAGGGATACAGACTTCACACGATTTCCACTGCTTCTGCTCATAGCACCGGCCTTGGCGGTGGTGACAGAATTCAGGCTACTATGGTTTTTGAAAAATTATAATTACGGAGGATTCAAGTATGAAAAGGAAGCTTTCTATTATTCCAGTGCTCCTTATCACTGCATTAATGCTTGCCGGATGTACAGATTCTACTCCTGCTTCTACTGAAGCTAGCAGTGAAAGTGAATCAAGTGAAAGCACAGATGCTACAGAAGAACTCAGCTCTTCAGAAGGAAATTATGAACCTACATTTGATGCAAAAGCATACGACCTAAATGTAAAAGTTGCCGACAATGCTATGTTTACTATTGTTTCCGTCTATGGTGACAGTGAAGATGATTTTTCTAAAATGGAAACTGTTATTTTAGATGCTGCACACGCATATGGCATTGTTGAAGATGATGCTACCATTTCCACCGAATTTAACTCTATTATTGGTTCCGAGGGCGGATCCGGTAAAACTTGGGATGATGGCGGAATTATCACGAGCGCTCCTAACGATGTCGAAGACTTCTATCGAGCTGACTTATACATTTACAAATAATTATTTTTTTCTTGACTTTATGCGCATTTTATCTTTATACTAAGTTGTGTAAAGTAATTTGCAAAACAGCGCCGTTTAGCGGTAAAAAAGAAGACAGAAGTCAAAAAAGAAAAGGTCTCACGATAGTGTGAGGCCTTTTCACATATAGTCTTAAATTTCAAAATCATCCTGTGTCGATCCTTCATGTTCCCTTTTTTGTTACAACTATCACTATATTATCCTGATTTACCTTATTTCTCGCCTTTTATGCGTATTATACATATCTTTCTATTGGCATTATGCGTACAATGTGTATAATATGGTTATAGGAGGTACAAAATGACAGTTAAGGAACTTGAAAAACAACTTTTATTGGATTCCATCGGCAGTACAAACATCCAACCAAACCGGGAAAAGTTACAATCCCT